TAAATTGCGAGATCCTGGTACATATGCAGGCTCACCGAGACTACCGTCATTGACAGGGTCATCAATTTGACGAACAATAACTTTAGGATGTGCTGCGATGATATCAGCATCAATGTTGACGCCATCAATGTAACGCGGACCCTTTAGATACTGTATGTCGTCGTTCATTCTTCAGCAACCTCAGGTTCAGGAATCTCAACAGGCTTCTTAGCGACTCGACGTGCCTTAGGTTTTGGAGCAGGCTTTTCTTCAACCTTCTCTTCAACAACCTCTTCAGTTCCTTTGATTTTCCAGCCAGCTGCAAGAAGCTCTTTAGCTTGAATGGTGAAATATGCTTTGCGCTCCTCGTCACCCTTGACGAAGATGGTCGGCAACTCAGGTAAATGCATGATAAAAAAAGGGTGACCTTAAGCCACCCTTATTATTCCAGTGATTGGATATCAGGCGACGTTGTCGACGACATCGAGGAAAGCAGTGCCGACGGACACAGTACCGGAACCAGCAGTGGCGGTGTACTTGATCAGGTTGTCAGCATCGCAAAGAGCACCACGAAGATGGGCAATAGCAGTGCCGTTCTCGTCAAAGTCAGAAGCGGTGAAGGTCACGTCTTGACCGCCGATGTTGAACACAACGGTGGCGTTGCCGGTGATGGTCGTGTTGACCAGACCAACGCGGATGGTCTTGATGAACTTCAGAGTGACAGGAGCTGCGGCATCAGAAGCGGTAACGAGAAAGTCTGCGTCAATATCAAACTTCTCGCGGGGGAACATTCCCGAAGAACGTGCGGCCATGATTAAAAAAAGAAAGATCTAAAACCTGCGCCCAACAGATGACGACTCGGTTCTGTATTAGAGTTCCCAACAGGCAAAAAAAAGAGAGGGCGCGACCCCTCTCTTGTTCTCTTCCAGGTTAAAGATAGCGAGCTATCAGCTGGCGTCAACGTTGGTCAGGCGAGCAGCAGCGCGACCGTTAACCAGAGCCAGACCGCAGTACCACTCAACACGAACGATCACTTGAGGAGTCGTGGTGGACTCACCCAGGTCACGGACTTGGATACCGCCGTTCTGAATACCAGTCAGCAGATCGTTGCCGAAGGTCACAACGTAGATGGACTGATCAGCAACAGTGCTGTCAAGGATTGCAGCGTTCTGATGGTCGCGATCCAGTTCAATCACGGGCAGACCGGCATACACCATCTGCTGGTAGCCGAACTCGTTACGAGCGATGTCGATCTGAGCAGAAGCGCGAGACTTAGACATCACCAGATACTTGGTGCCGCCGTTGGCATCCACAGCATCGATGGCTTCGTCAAGAGCGCCGAGATCCAGAGCAGCAGCAGAAGAGCCGTTGCGAATCACCTGAGAGTTGGTAGCGTAGTCAGCAGCAGGTAAGCGAGCAGCCAGACCGTCGAACTCGGAAGGAGACTGGTTAGAATCGCCATTGATGAACAGGGACTCCCAGGACAGACGCATTGCGCGGGTCTTGGACTGAACCTGATAAGCGCGGGACTCGTTACCTTCGAGGTCGAGGATAGCCTTGTCAATCTTGATGTCGCCACCGAAGAGACGCAGGCTCTCGGACTGTTGGCTAACTTCAGCGTAGCTTTCGGTATAGCTAGCGTTGTAGTTACGGAAACCAACGTCGCCGAGGTTCTCTTCACGCTTCCAGAACAAACCGTTGCCCTGAATTTCGCGGAAAGGAAGAACCGACAGGAGAGGACCGGCGGCTAATTCGGTAACGATTGCCAGTTCCTGAGGG